TACATCAGCTATTCTTAATGATACAGCCTCAGCAGTTTTTAAAGTTAAATACAAACCACCTTGTAATATATGTCGTGTTGCTGTATTACTATTAGCTGCTGCTATTTTTTGTAAACCAACTAAAGAATTTTTATCTGGTACACTACCATCTCTAGCTTCATTTAATCCTGTAACATCTCGCATCATTTGTAAATAATAATTGTAAGATTGTATTAAGCTTGCAATTTTATTATTACCACCAGATGTTTGTAATTCTTGAATAGGCACTCTACCTGGGTTCATATCGCCATCTTGTGTCATTGATCTACCAATAACAGAACCAGTTTGAAAATACATATTCAATGCTTCTTGCGGATTATAATTTGTACCATTACCTAAATCCACTTCAGCAAGGCCGTCCGCATCTAAGTATACACCATCTGGTACCAGTCTTGAAAGAACCTGTTGTAATTTTAAATGCGTTATTTGAATCATGTCAGCAAAGGTTGTCATTCTACCAACTAAAGATTCAGGCTTTCCTTTATATATTCTTGGAGCTACAATATTATAACTCATTTGTACTTTTGTAATATCAGACTTAGGACGTGTCATATTAACACACTTCTTCCATTTCAATAACTTTTCGTGCCCAACTATTTTTGTTCCTTCGTACAATACTTCTATTGATCTACTTACTTTTTCAAATCTTGGATCGCTTGAAGGTGGAGGATTAAAAGTGTCTGTTTTTTCAATTGCTTTATCGCCGCCTGTTGCACCTTCTTTAATTTTGTATACTTGATCTTCAAAAGTTTTATATTCAAAATGTAATACGTAAACATAATTAGCATCAATACTATCCGCTGAAGTAAACTTTCTACCTAACATATTACTTCCCGAACCATACTGTTCTAATTTTTTAATATCATCATCAGTTAATTCAGGAAATTGTTTTTTAAGTTCTGCTATAGTTAATTTTCTTACTTCACCTACATAATATAAATCATCAAAGTATGGCGATTCTGTGTATGAATAAACTAAATCAGAAGGATCTACGTATTCTAATTTAATACCTTCAGCAGTATTAAAACTATTTTTAACGCAAGATATACCTAATACAGTTGTATCATAATCTAATCTTTTCTTAAGTAAATGATATTTATTTAAATCAAATACATTTGCTAAAGCTTGTTCTTGTGCAATTTCTATACTTTGTTTATAGTTTAATTGCATGTGTAATTCTAGCTCTTCGTCAGATTCAGGTAAATTGTCTGGGTCATTATTAAATGTATCTAATCCTGTTTGAGCTTCTACGTTTTGTTTAAATTCAAACAAACGCATATCTTCTAAATATCCTTTAACATATTGTGTTCTTGCTTCTGATGCAACACTATCAACTGAGTATGCTTTTAAATTATATGTTCTTTCTTGTATACCATTTACAACTATATCTACAAACTTAGGTATGATAGGAACTGGTTTCCAATCTAAATTAAGATATGATAAATCACCATTAATTGATAATTCGTTTTTATATTTATCTACACTTTGTTCACCTCTTGCATATAATCTTAATCTATGAAAATTATCTCTATTAGCAAAGTAACGTGTATCTGACCCGTCTTTTCTAAACCATTCTGCTTCTATTGCATTACCGATCTGTAAACCATATTGTTCACTAGCTTTCTCAGCACTGCTTACAGCTTGACTTGGAAAAATACCTTTTTTAATTATCTTAGCCATTTATTGTATTATTTTTGAAATATCGCCTTTATTGTTATATTTAGCAAAGCTAAAGTTAACTTTATCTTTTAATTGTACCATAGCTTTTGGTGTATACAAATTTTTATTACATGCCATAATTGCTAAACCTGAACTTATTGCGGCATCAAATTTTGTTCTTTTATTTATATCAAACTTAGCCCAATCGTTTAATGTTTCATTAAAATACATATCACCATAGTCTCCGTTTCCTTTGTCACCTACATATGAATTTATATAACTTTCAATTGCAGCTGCATGAGCTTGTCTAATATCTTCACTTGAGTTTGGTATACCACCTATTTCTTTTTCAGCAACAGACAATCTATTCCAAACTTTATCAGGTCTATTCATTGAATAACCTCTATACCCTCTTCTTTTTAAATAGTATAATAATCTTGGTTTATTATTTTCTGCAAGTATTGGCATACCATAAAAATGTATTGCCATTAATATATCTTCAAAAAACATTTCTGCTGTTTGAGGTCTTGCAACATATTCTAAAAAAAACCTATGCGGTGGAGCATTCTCCATACTAAATTTCGTAAGACCGTGTAATGAACCTTTAGATCCTTTGCCGTCGGTAGTTCCGGATATATCATAACTATCGCAACCAAATGCACCAATATGTTCATTGCCGGGATATTTAGCTCCATTTTTTATTATTACTTTATTTTGTAAATTTATACTTGGAATCCAACTTACTTTAAATCTTCCGTTAGGATTCGGTGTAAATTCGACCTTTGTATCTTTAACACCGTTCTGCCACGAAAAAGATCCAGTATTGACATTACCATCATATCTAGCTTCTTCATTGTAGTCAATCTGTTCGTAAATCTTAACAAGATTAAATATGCTATTGCGAGTTTCATCCCTGAAAGCATGTTCTTCAGTCCTTGGAAATTGTCTGTAAAATTCATTTAATGCGTCTTGATCTCCTTTTAATCCATCAACTTCGTTTTCCCAATGCTCGATAACTCCGACATCAATGAGTTCTCCATAACTATCTTTAATCGGTTCTTCTGGCGTATTGAATACAGGTATTCCATAAGAATCAATGAATCCTTCGAAGTTCCATTCCATAGGTATGAACAAACTATATAATCCCGAGCGAGTCTGTCCATTGCGGTTTCTTTTTGTAACGTCTGAATCATTATATAGTTTTTTAAAGTTTCCTCCACCTTTATCAAGTGAATTACTTGTTGAACCCATCATACATTTACCTATAACTCTAGATCCTAACCTTAATGTAGTTTTAGTTACACGCCAGTTATTTAAGATGTTTTCTGGTCTTTCCCATTTGCCGGCCTCATCATGTACAAGTAACGCAAGCTTTTCACCATCGTAACTATTGTCGCCAGTATTTTTCCAATCAATTGTGGTATCAAGCCCAGCCAGTTCTTCAGTTTTTTCATTTACAATTATTTTACGTCTAGTAAATTTACTTGCGGGAACACGATATGCCAACTCTGTTTTTGGTCGATCCATTCCATCTTGTATTGGTTTAAAGAAGAATGGGTAGTTGACTGATATTGGCACAACTTTGTCTGTAAACATTTTTTTGGCGTCAGCACCTGATTTTGAAAGTATACCATATCTAGAGTCTGAAGAGATGGTAGCTTGGTTGACAGTCTCTGATGATGCCATGAATGAAAAGCCACTCCGTCTATTTTTGAGGTAGCACATTCCATAACATCTGTTGTCTGCTTTGCAAGCTTCCCAAAATATAAAGAATAATCTGTTTGCTTCTCTAAACTCTGGCTTCCCAACATCAATCTTGGTCCATTGCAAGTACATATAATGAGCCCCAGTAATATAAGTGGGAATACCTTTATTGTAAAACCAATAACCTTCATCGCGTTTGGTAAATTCGCTATCAATATACCCATGCCATTTATTTTTATAATCTAACGGTAAATCTTTCCAATCAAATATAGTTTTTAACTTTGATAATTCTTTTGGATATTCTTGTACTTGCCATTTATCATTACCTTTGTTTAGCTTTTTTGGAGTCGGTGGTAAAGCTATTTTTAAATTTTGTATGCTATACACATCCCCTATTTGCCCGGTCTTGCTAATTACAATAACATCATTTTCTTTATTATAACCGTATTTCCACTTTTTTGCTTTATTAAGCCGTTTAATTGTGTTTATTTTTATAGGCTCTATAATACTATATAATGATTGTTTATACATTACTTAGATCTTCTTTCTGCAAATCCTTTAAAAGATTCTATTTTGTTATCTAAAGGTTTATTTTCTAATAAAGCTTTTTCTTCTTCAATACGACTTAGTATTTCAAATGCATCAAATATTGCTAACTTTTTAGTAGCAGCCGCATTTTTTAATCTATCTGCCGCAACATCTTCTTCTGAATCAACAATAGGTTCTTTTGCAACTTTAATTAATTCTTCAACTGCTTGCTGCCCAGCTTGGATTATATTCTTTTTCGTTTCCTTGACGTTCATACTTAATAGATATTGAATTAGTTGGTACTCTATATAATCTTTCACCATCAATAATAAATTCGTATTCACTACTGGGTGTAAATCCAACTAAATCTTCTTTATGTATATCTTTAAGATTTTTATCAA